AACCTCCACTTACAGTTTCTCCAACAAATAATAGCACAACTGAAATTGGAAAAACAGAACCACCTAAAACATCACCGACCGACGACATTAATAAAACAAATGACGTTTCGGGAAGTGCAGATCCATCCACTAATCCTAATAAAGGAGGGTCATCGGGTGGCACAAGAACAACATCAAATCAGGCTCAACCTAGAGCTGGTTATAGATATTATAGAGATTTAGGACAAAATTAATGTCAGAGTTACAAAGACCTTCGGCTAGTCAAGATGGCAAACGCGGCACATTAGGTAATGGCATTTACGTTGCTAGAATTATTAGCCATCTTGATCCTACGTTTATGGGATCTTTAGAAGTTACTTTACTTAAAGATCAATCTAATACTGCCGGTGAAGATTCAGAAACACAGATAGTAAGATATGCCCCGCCGTTCTTTGGTTATACTCCTTTTGAATTTATGGGAAAGAATGATGGATCAAATTCTACTATAGAGGGATTCAACGACACTCAAAAGAGTTACGGTATGTGGTTCGCACCTCCGGATATAGGTGTTAATGTACTATGTATGTTTGTTGATGGAGATCCTGCACAAGGTTATTGGTTTGCCTGTGTTCCTGGACGTTATATTAATAACATGGTTCCGGCTATAGCAGCAACTACTGAAAATACTTTAGATGCAGAAGATAGGGCAAGATATAATACCAAGCAACCGTTACCTGTTGCAGAAATCAACAAACGTATAAACGGTGAAAAGCAAGAGGTTGATCCAGAAAAAATCAAAAAAGTTGTTCATCCTATTGCCGATAGATTTTTAGAACAAGGCACATTAGAAGATGATGTCCGAGGTCCTTCTACTTCTAGTCCAAGGAGAGAAGCTCCGTCGATGGTATTTGGAATTTCAACACCTGGCCCTGTTGATCGAAGAACTAATGCTAAAAAAGCTAAAATAGGAAAAAATGATAGTAAGTCAGAACCAGTGCCAGTGAGTAGATTAGGTGGAACGCAGATAGTCATGGATGACGGTGATGATAGATATCACAGAGAAAAAACAGCCGCAGAAGGTCCTGTAAAATACATTGACTTATTAGATGCAGAAGCACAGAGTAAAGTAAAGTTGGGAGAAGCAACTATTCCCTACGGAGAATATTTTAGAATTCGTACAAGAACAGGTCATCAATTATTGATGCATAATTCTGAAGATTTAATATATCTAGGTAATGCTAGAGGAACATCTTGGATAGAAATGACCAGCTATGGTAAGATTGATATCTATGCTTTAGATAGTATTAGTATTCATACCCAGACTGACCTAAACATTCGAGCAGATAGGGATATTAATTTTGAATGCGGTAGAAATATGAATTTTAGAACCGAGAGCGGAAGATGGCATGCCGAAATAGCTACTAATATGGAATTTTTAATAAATGTCGATGCTCTTTTAACGGTGGGAAATGATCTAGATATTTTAGTCGGCGCCAGTACAAAATTTTCTACTAATACAAATTTCGACTTAGCTGTTGGTGGTGAAAGCAAATACAGTTCAATAGGGGACATTAGTATAGGTAGTGGCGGCGAAGTTAAAATTAACGGGACCAAAATTAATCTAAACGGTCCTAACAATGCAGATCCTGCAGAAACATCAGATCACGTTAAACCTTATCAATTGCACGACAACCCTGCAACTAGTGTAACTGCTGGATGGGAAGTCAAAAAATATCAATCTGGAATTGTACAGAGCTTTATGAAACGTATTCCTATGCACGAGCCTTGGCCGCTGCACGAAAATCAAGCACCTGCTCAATTAGTTCCGGACCTAACCGATAGAGAGACATAAAATGGCAATTACAAAACTTTATAATCAAAAAATTGTTTCTTCTAAGTCCGCAGACGTTAGTAATTCTAATTACGGATCATTTACCTATAAAGGTTTCAGCTCTAAAGAAACTACTAAAAATTATAAACTCTACGATATAGATTTAGTTAAGCAAGACTTGATTAATCATTTTTATATTCGTAAAGGTGAAAAATTAGAAAACCCAGAATTCGGTACGGTAATTTGGGATATGTTATTTGAACAATTTACAGAAGATGTAAAACAAATTATTGCTAGAGATGTAGAGGATATCATTAACTATGATCCTAGAATAGCGGTAAATGAAATTCAAATTGATTCAACTGATCAGGGTATAAGAATACAAGCAGACATCGTCTATGTCCCGTTTAATATCAATGAACGAATGACTTTTAACTTTGATAAAAATAATTCTATCATTAACTGACCTGTTAATTTTCTAAGGTAAATATGGTATATGACTACTACTAGCAGACAAAATAATCTAATTTTAAATCAGGACTGGACAAGAATATACCAGACCTTTAAAAATGCTGACTTTAAATCTTACGATTTTGAGAATCTTCGCAGAGTTATTATTACCTATCTGCGTGAAAATTATCCCGAAGATTTTAACGACTATATTGAAAGTTCAGAATATCTAGCTCTAATCGATGCTATTGCGTTTTTAGGTCAAAGCCTTTCTTTCCGTATAGATTTAGCTAGTAGAGAAAATTTTATTGAATTAGCAGAAACTAAAGAAAGTGTATTACGTATTGCTCGTATGCTTTCATATAATGCTAAAAGAAATATTTCATCAAACGGTCTTTTAAAATTCACGTCAGTTACTACCACTGAAGATATATCAGATAGTAACGGAAAAAGTCTTTCTCAGCAGATAATCACCTGGAACGACCCCACAAATACAAATTGGTTAGAACAATTTATTCTTGTTCTAAATGCCGCTATGGCAGACAATACAGAATTTGGTCGTAGTCAAGGATCAGCAACTATACAAGGTATTCCAACTGAGCAGTATAGATTTAGAACTTTTTCAACTGATGTTCCTTTATTTTCTTTTTCTAAAACTGTATCAGCAAGAAATATGCCTTTTGAAATTGTTTCAACAGCATTTGCTAACAAGGAAAATATCTACGAAGAACCTCCAGTACCTGGAAATCAATTGGGATTCGTTTATCGAAACGATGGTACAGGACCAGGGAGTCCTAATACAGGGTTTTTCTTAATGTTTAAACAAGGAACATTAGAACTAGCAGATTTTACAATTTCGACCCCTACTACTAATGAAAAGATAGCAGTTAATTCTTCTAATATTAATAATGATGACGTATGGTTGTTTTCCTTATCATCGACTGGAGCTCAATTAGAAGAATGGACTAAAGTTTCTTCACTGATCGGAAACAATATTGCCTACAATAGTGTTAGCCAAAATATAAGAAACATATATTCTATTAATACAAAAGAGAATGACAATATTGATTTAGTTTTTGCCGATGGTGTGTACGGGAATCTTCCGCTCGGCGCCTTTAGGGTTTTTTATAGAGTAAGCAACGGCTTATCATATACCATATATCCCGCAGAAATGCGAGGTATTAATATTAGTGTCAATTATGTTAATAAGTCAGGAGTTGAACATACATTAACAGTTGGTCTTGCCCTTCAATCTACAGTGGCTAATTCATCTGAATCTGAAAATATTGATACTATTAGAAATAATGCTCCAGCAGTCTATTACACACAGAATAGAATGATAACTGCCGAAGATTATAATCTAGCTCCTCTATCAACTTCTCAAAATATAGTTAAGATTAAATCTATTAATAGAACATCTAGCGGTATTTCTAGAAATTTTGACATAATAGATGCTTCCGGAAAATACAGTAGTATAAATGTTTTCTGTGATGATGGTTATGTTTATAAAGAAGAAGGTGAAGATGTTTTAACATTTAAATTTGATAACAGATTAGATGTGATTAATTTTATTAGACAATCTATAGAACCGGTTTTTACTAATTCAGAAGTTTATAATTTTTATCTTACTAAATTTGATAAGATCTTATTTACAGATGCTGATACAGTATGGAATACAGTTACTACTTCTACCCCAACCGGTTATTTTAAAAATAAAGTGGATGGATCTTTATTAAAAGTTGGATCTTATTCTACAAGTAATTTAAAATATCTGTATCCCGAAACTCTTATTAAATTTGTGCCTCCTACAGGATATGCATTTAAGAAAGGACTTATTGTTACATTAGATTCCAGTGATCCAGATCAAAAAATGTATGCCTGGACAAAAGTTGTTAAAGTTGTAGGAGATGGAACAAACGCTAACAGAGGTGAGTTGCCCAGCGGTCTTGGTCCTATTACTTTTAGTGACACTATTCCTTACGATCCTGCAGGATTACAATTCCCAGTGGCAAGTAGAATAGTTCCTAGATTTGTTAACGATCTAAGTACTTCTTTAGAAATTGAAATTGTTAATCAGGTTGTGCAAGGATTAAATTTTGGTTTGAGATATGATGCGAATACTTCGAGTTGGAAAATAATTACCTCAACGAATATAAATTTAGTTAATGATTTTACTCTAGGTAAGGCGGGAGATACTTCAAATACCAATGTAGACACTTCTTGGATAGTAGCATTTGTTAAAGAATATGATCGTTATTCTGTAAGAATAAGAAAAATGAGTTATGTATTTGGCAGTTTAAATCAGAATAGATTTTATTTTGATTCTAATGAGAAAAAATATAATGACCAAGTAGGAAACGTGGTTAAAGATCAGGTTAAAATCTTGGGAATTAACACTGCTAACGATTTTGTTTCTCAACTAAAACATGATTTTCCTTTCGAAATTTCAGATACAATTAAATTTGATGATGGATATGAAAGTACCACAGAAATAAAATTATCTTTCTATGATTCAGATAGCGACGGCGTAATTGATAATCCTGAATCCTTTGAAATTATAGTTGGAGAAGAACAAAATCAACCAGAGAAAAGATATATCTTCTTCAAGGAAGAAGTTGATCAATACGGAACAAAAAGTTATTCTTTAATAGACAATACAACCGACATAATCTTAGTAAGAGAAAAAGAATCTGTTATAGATTTTTCTGATACAACAACGTATCCTGACGGACAACTAATTTATTTTTATGATATTGACGAAAATATTATTAAAAAAGTTAATAGAGCAACTAACACTTTAGATATTCAAACAAACTACAAAGGAGTTGTAGGTAGAAGAAATCTTAAATTTCAGTACATACACAATGCCAGCGTTGATAGAAGAATAGATCCTTCTTCTAGTAATATAATAGACCTTTATATTTTAACTAGAACTTATGATACTGAGTATAGAAATTATCTCTCGGGCGGCATTACTTCGGAACCGTTAGCTCCTACCAGCGATGGTTTGAGAATTTCATTTGGAGGAAATCTTTCAAACATTAAATCTATTAGCGACGAAATAGTTTACCATCCGGTTAAGTATAAAGTGTTGTTCGGAGCAAAGGCCGATTCAAAATTACAAGCTACATTTAAGATAGTTAAAAATCCTTTCCAAACAATAAATGATAACGATTTGAAAGTTAGGGTAGTCAATTCTATCAATAATTTCTTTGATATTAATAATTGGGATTTCGGCGACAGATTTTATATGGCAGAACTAACTACATACATTTTAAATTCTTGTGCCCCGGATTTATCAAATATAGTAATTATACCTAAGCAAACTAATCAGGTGTTT